CACCACGCGGCGGCACCATACGGCGGCGGGGACCGCAACGGCAAGGAAAGGCTACGAGACGGGGCCGGTGCTGTAGGGCACGCAGCGCCAGTAGACAGTCGTTTGAGAGCGTAAAACGGTCATCAGCCGCCCTTGTTCGTCGCGCACCTCGGCCATAGCGGGAACACCCGGATCGATCCTCGCAAAGAAATTCCAACCAGATTGGCCATTGGGGACCATCTCCCAACGCCCTGCACAAGTTGGCGCATGAATGACCAGCACAGACGCTACCGTAATCCCCACCGCGCTCATGCCCGGCCCCGGCGGCGCACACGGCGCGGCGACAACGGCGGCGGAGGCTCATGCCCGATTTTCTTGCGGACCGCCTCGTGGCACGCTTCCAGCCCACCTTGGCGGTAAAACGTGTTCCCAACCCATGCCGGCATCCCGCGCGGGCAGTCGTTCAGGAATTGCCGCAGATCATCTGGCAGGCGGTCAAATAGCGCCATCTCGTTCGCGGCAAGGTTATCGGGTGGTGGCTTCATCGGGCGGCCTTCCGGGTTCCTTCACCGCCCCTTTATACGCCAAAACGCCCCAGGCTTGACACCCAGGGCGTTCATGGCCGAATGTGTCGGCGTTGCGGCGGCGGGTTGCGAGCCCGATCGACGCGGATGAAGGTGTCTGTGGAGCCACCCCATCCATGGAAGTCCAGGGTATATCCCCGAATGGACTTCCAAACAACCTCCCCACGACGTGCCTACGGTTGCCATGGGAGCAATAGGGGTCAGCACCCCGAACGCCGCGGCGTGGTAATTGACTGACTGCTGCCACCGAGAGAAGACCCACAGGCAGCCGGGAGGGGGGGCGGCTATCGCTTCTGCATATCCGGGGTCCGTCGTCGCGACGAATGTGCAGACCCGGCATTGGGGGCGACGCCCTTATGACCGGTGCAAACCTTCCTCTCCCCAGGCACGCCCAGCAATGGGTTGGAGCCACGCAGGACTTTGCGGCCGCCTCATGCGGTTTTCGCAATGACCTGTGGGGGAGGGGGGTTATTACACCTCTACTTCGTAGAGGGACTCATATCCTTTCTGTATATCAAACGATTGGTTTGAAGGAAGTAAGAAGATGGTAGATAGAACCTTACTAAATCCGCGCGCGACGAAAAAATCCTGCGCTGTGCTGCAACGGATCGCGCCTGACGACGATCCCGGCGAAGCGCCGCCGCCCGTCGACACCGACGACGCCATATCGGCCTACCTCTGCGGCATGATGGGCATGAGAACCTGATCACGTCATTGTGATGAAACCCGGACGATCGGAATAGTTACGCTGCCTCGATCACATGGAGGATAGACGCAATGCGATGGGTGACAAATTGCCCTGAGAGCCAAGTGGCGCGGTATGTCGAGGTGCTGGGGCACAACGGGACGAAAGGCCTGGTCGTGGGCGAACCGCGTCCTGGCACCGATAAGACCGCCGAGGAATTGAAAGCGCTGGGGTTCGTCGGGCTGTATGCCCTGGACGGTGCGGCATGAGCGCACAGGAATTGCGCGACGCGGCGGCGAAGGAGATTAAGGAATGATTATCACTGAACGCCTAAGCGAAGTCCTCACCACGAGCCTGGATAGCGGTGGGCACAAGAACATCAGCGACGGCATGTGCGTCATGGAAGCCGTCGCCTATGTGGCCGGTGAGCCATGGTCCGATCACCCAGCATGTGCGTGCCCAGTGATCAGCACATTCCTCCGCTCCTGGAATGATGCGCTTCCGGACGAACAGCGCACTGATCTGTTGCGCCCGATGATCCCTCTGATGGTCGGAACGCGCTCGACGCCGTCAGTCGAACAGCGACGGGCGACGATGGCGGCGGATTGGTTGGTCCGCGTCCATACGCCGGCATGGCTGAGGCTGGCTGGTCTGACCGTGCGGGCAGACGCGCTGGCCGGTCTTCCGGAGATCACCGATTTTGCCCAATGCCCATGGTTGATGCCGGCACTCAATGCTGTGCGCACAGATGCGGACGCTGCCGGGGACGCTGCCTGGGCCGCTGCCGGGGCCGCTGCCGGGGCCGCTGCCTGGGACGCTGCCTGGTCCGCTGCCAGGGTCGCTGCCAGGGCCGCTGCCGGGGCCGCTGCCTGGGCCGCTGCCTGGTCCGCTGCCAGGGTCGCTGCCAGGGCCGCTTCCGGGGCCGCATTAAAACCCACGAGGGAAGCCTTGCAGGTGTCCGCATTGGACCTGGTGCATTGCATGATCGCGGTCGGGACGCCGAAGGAGGGTGATGCATGACCGACTACGAGCGGTGGAGGATCGCCCTATGACCACCCCAGCAGAATATCGCGCCCTCGCCGCCCGCGTGATGGCGGGGGAGAATACCGACGATCTGAACGAGTATATCTTCAACGCTACGGCACCGCACGGCGACGGGATAAAGCATAGGCTATGGCAGGATATGAACGGAAAGATGCGCGTGCCCTACGGCATGTTTTTCCGCGACCTGAACGCCGCCGACGCGCTGATGGCGCCGCTGCGGGAGAGGGGGTGGAAGGACATGGAACTGCGCCATCTCGGCAGCAATTTGTGGGCCGCCATGATCTTTGCCCCCGACGCACTTTTCTTTCATCGCCGGATAACCGGTGCGGCAGCAATCATGATGGCAGCCGTCGAATCACAAGCTACCGGCCTTGCCCGCACAATCACGGCCCTCGCGCTGCTGTGCCGGGCTGTGGAATTGGAACAAGCCAATGGTTGAAAACAGCAAGATCGAATGGACCGACCACACCTTTAACCCGTGGGTCGGCTGCACAAAGATCAGCCCAGCTTGCGACCATTGCTACGCGGAGGGCTGGGCCAAGCGCACTGGTAACGGTGCCTTGTGGCAAGGTGCGCGCCGCCGCACCTCGTTGGCCAACTGGCGCCAACCGCTGAAATGGGATCGCGATGCCGAACGAGAGGGCGTCAGGCGCAAGGTGTTTGCCGCCAGCCTTGCCGACGTGTTCGACAACCAAGCCGAACCGGAATGGCGCCGCGATCTGCTCGATCTGATTCGCATGACGCCTAATCTCGATTGGCAGCTTCTGACGAAGCGGCCGCAGAACATCGCCAAGATGATCGAGCGCGACTGCACCATGGGGCGCCTACCCGAGAACGTGTGGCTTGGCACGACCGTCGAGAACCAAGATGAGGCAGCCAAGCGCATTTCGTTCCTGCGCGCGATACCGGCAACAGTCAGGTTCCTGTCCTATGAGCCGGCGCTGGGACCTCTGGCGCCTGATCTGGACGGCATCCATTGGGTGATTGCGGGCGGGGAAAGTGGCCATGGGGCGCGCATCCCGAACATCGAATGGTTCCGGGCGCTTCGGGACCAATGCACTTCAAACGGCGTGGCGTTTTTCTTCAAGCAGTGGGGAGAATGGGCGCCCGGTGACGGCGATACCACCTATGGTCAGCAATACTACAACGTCGGCAAGAAAGCGGCCGGCGCGCTGCTGGACGGCAAGCAATGGCGAGAGATGCCCACGCTGTGCCGGGCGGTAGAGATGGAAGCAATTGACGCCGCATAACCCAACCACCGCGCACAGAAGGAACCTTGCGCATGAAAGAAGTTGTCGAACGCCTGGCAAAGTTGAATGCCGGCAGATATTGGGATAGCCGCCAGGAACATGCCAAGGACGCATATCGCGACGAAGCCAAGCGGCAAATCGGTGTTGTGCTGGATGCCCTGGCCGGCACTGTGATCGGGGACGCGGACTGTGCGGCGATCAGGAAGGCCGTGCTGGCATCGCAAAGCGGAACCGGCATTGACGCCATCAACCGCATCGCGTCGCAGATCATCGACCTGTGGCGCGGCATCCTGGCCAGCGATGGCGAGACGCCCAACCAAGGATGCGCGAATTGCCAGTGGTCGGAATACACGCAGATCGAGCCGGGGCAAATTGGACGCAGCCCGCATCCGCTCTATTGCACTTGGACCAAACACTTTTGGCCATCACCCTTGCCATGGGAGCCGCGGATTTTCATGCGGCCCGATGATGGGTTTATGTGCTCGACGTGGAAGCGCAAGGGGACCGACGTATGAACCCCAGCATCCAAGCCGCGATGGCCATCATCGAGCAATTCGGCGGGATCGACGGCGACCACCACAAGGCATGGGTGATCGACCAGATTGCCCGCGCGCTGCTGGGCGACGGCTATGAACCGTGGGTTGCCGCCTACTGCGCTGGCGAGGACGGCCCCGAGACTTACGCATGGGATATCGGAGTGGCGCCATGACCGAGGACAGCAGACCAGAAACCAACGATGAAAAGCCGATCGACACCGGCGTTTTCATAGGCGGCCCACTGGACGGACAGCGGACCCAAATTTACCGAAACGACTATACGGTTTATTCGTTGCCCGATGGTCCGTTGGGCGCCGCAGAACCAACGACTTACAGCCGATTGCAGGTGGCTGGAATCAACTGCTGGGTAGCGTCGTCGTTGAGCATCCATGAAGCCATGTTGTTGCTGCTGACCAATTACCGACCCGAGAAAGCGCCATGACAGAAGCAGAAATTGCGGCATTGAAAGCCGAAGTCCACGCCCATCGTGAAAGGGTGATACAACTCCGCACGGTTATCTTTCTGTTTGCAAATGACGTTGAGGCATCCACTAAACACATGAGCGGCAAGGGAGCATTGCGCGCCCGGCTGCGCGTGGAAGATATCGCGCGTCAAATGCGTGCTATCGCGACAACCGGGAAAGCACCATGAACCCGATCGACGTTGCCACCCGCGCGACAGCCGCTCTGACGGTCAGCGTCAGCAGCGAAAGCCTGATGCAACAGATGAAGGAGGCTAGGAACGTGACCCAAGCCGATCCGGTGCGCTGGTTCGATCCGCTTGGCCGGTGTGCATCATGTGGCAAATCGGCGCACGGCATTTTGCGAGGTCCGCGCAACGAAAGCTATGGCACGTATTGCACCAAATGCGCTGAAAGCCGGCTGAAGAAAGCCGATACCCATCGCGCCAGAACCAATAGGATTGCCCCATGACCGACCCAATCGAAGCCGTGGCGCGGGCGATTCTTGCGACGTTGGATTTGCCCGAAGACCAGTTTCGACGCCCAGTCAGTGACGCAATGGCCTGCGCCGCCATCGCCGCGTTTCTGGATGCCGTGCGGGAGCCGAGTGAGGGGATGAAGCACTCAGGAACCGAATTTCTTTACGGAGAAGACTTCGTTGAAAACCCGGCGGCAGTCACAACCGCAGTGGGGACTTGGCACTTCATGATCGACGCGCTCCGTGCTGAGCTTCTGCCGCCGCCGGGGGATGGATGAGCGAAGCGCTGGTCCGGATTGTCGGGCGCTATTTCGTCGCGGGCATTGTCGTGTCAGACGATCGTTGCATTCACGCCGCGCCCATTCTCCGCAAGGCTTGCATAGGCAAGACGAGGGACCAGTTGCGCGAGATGTTTCAAACGCGCGGATGGCAGGCCCACATCGTCCCACACCCCAAGCCTTGACGCCTACCGCCTGCCGCTGGAAGGTTGACCCTGGCGTAATTCCGCCGCAAGGTCTGCCCGCTGGGCGCACCCACCCCGTGGTTCCTTCACGCGGGCGGGGTAACACGGTCCACCACCGCGCGCCCGGCGCCAGCACCTATCAGACGATTGAGCGATACGCTGCTGACCGGGTTCGACACCGGCTTACTCAAAGCCTACTGCCTCCCCACCGCATACGGCACCCCAGGGGTCTTGCGGAACTTCCGCGCCTCATACTCGTTCGCCTCGTGCTCGGCCTTCCGCAGCACCACCCCGTGCCGGCGCATGAAGTGCATTACCTGTGACACGGTATCGACGTAATCGTCATGCACCCCGCGCGGGAACGACGTTACCTCGTTGATCACTTCCTCAGCCCACTCAGTGGCCGGCGCCCAAACCATCCCGCCAACCCAAACATCAATGCCGCTCACCGGGTCGCGCCGCACATCGCCGCTGAACAAGTGCGACACCGCCCGCAACCGCGCCTCTTTGTCCCCGCTGTTGCTGTTGACCTTGATCAGCACAGTTTCCCAGGTTCGGTTCGTGTAATGCCGCTGTATCTCAACCGAGGCATCGTGGCCCCTGGCCTTGTCCTCAATCAGCAGGTAATCCGCCTTCCAACGGAAGCAGCTATCCCCAACCCGCGCCACTGTCTCAGCCAGCGATAGCCGGTCGCGCCAAGCGTCGAGCATCATCACTTGCGGTGCCCCGCCATCGTCCGCAAAGGCGCCCCACACCGTGCAGGCCGTGTAATCCGCGGCTTCGTTTTCCTTGATAGCCGTGTCGACGCTGACCATGACCGTGCCCACTGATGGGTAGTGCCGCGCCGCCCAGGTCTGCCACCAATCCCGCTGGATGATCGCGCCGCCTCTCACGGTCGGATGCTGGTTATACTGACCCTCCCACGCATACGGTCCCTTGATCTTTTTCAGGGCCGCAACCGTGTCTGGCGGGAACCGCTCAGGCCAAGCCAGCGTCCCCGCTACCTGCGCCATCGGGCTACCCATGGTCACCTTCAGGTTGCCGCGCTCATCCTCATACAGCCCGGCCAATTCCTTGCCGTCAGCATCGACGCCGCGCGGGTCGACCCACTCTTGCAGGACCTCGCCGTCCTCATCCCATCGCAGCGCAGCCCGGCACAGCCGCAGCGGGTCAAACTCCATCGGTATGCTGATCCACGTATAATTGTCGCCGTGCTCGGCCAGGACCCCGGTTGCGTCCTGTTCATGGGTGCGCTGCTGGACGTTGATGATCGCGCTCTGCTGCATGTTGTTGAGGCGATCCGGCATGACCTCGCGCACCCAATGCACCGTTGCCGCGCGCACGCTCGGGCTCTCTACGTCGTTGGGGTCGTTGAGGTCGTCGCAGTTGTGGACCAGCACGCCATCAGCGAAATAGTTGTGATGCGGCCCTACGCGGAGGTTGTAGGTAGGCCGGCCGTCGAAGCCGAGGCGGTCAACGCCGCTGACTGCCGATACCGTCGGGACAAGCGCGCCGCCTACGATGCACCGCAAGACATCGTCGGGGACAATGCTCTCGGCCGCGACGTAACCCCGTCCCTTGACCCAGACGCGGTGATCAGCGGTGCAGGTGAGGGCGCCTCGGGCATAACGGATGCGCACCATAGCGCCGGGCGGGTTTGTCTCGTATCGCTCGATTGCTTGCCACTCGACAGCAGAGCCAGACCATCCCGCGATCCGCACGTTGCGCCGCTCATGAACGATATCCCCGATGCGCATGTCGCCCGCGTCGGTAGTTATCACGGCATCGGCAGGCAGACAAAGGATACGATCGCCGCGATGGCCGGTCGTGCCGCTGGACGTCGAGATAACCCGCTTCCACCCGGTCTTGTCATTCTCCACCAGCGTCATGCCAGCACGGATCACCCCGAACCTATCGCCCCAGCAGCGCAGGTAAACCGGGTCCGTGATCACCCGCAGCAGTCGGGCATTGTCGCGCTCGGGAATGGCGCTTGAGTAGGAAGCCGAGAGATACCGCAGGTGCGGCATGTTCATCGGCCCCCATTCCCACGCCGGCCAGAACACATTGAGCAGCATGGACTTCATCGAACCGGGCGGGACATTGAGGATGACCCGAGTAAGGTGCCCGTCCGTCACCGCCATCAGCGCGTCAGCCATTGCCGACAGCACCCACCCCTTGACCAGTGGCGTCACCGGCTCGACCACCCGCCAGAACATGTCGACAAATTCCAGCAGGTCATTCTCGGCATCGGACTTGCGCGCCGCCAATGCCGCACGCCGCGCCCGCTCTGCATCGACAGCAGCTTTGACGCTTCGGGCTTTGGCTAACGCTGGATACACCGGACACCGTTTGAAACAGGAGAACAGCAGCAGAACAAGCCTGGCACCCGTAGCATGGGCACCGCACGCCAGGAGGCAGCAGCATGGCGCACGCCTACGCTATCCGCCACACCCAACCGCCCCACGCGCCATTTGTGGCCCGAGCACTCTGGAACCAAGGCCACCCAACCGCAGCCATCGCCAGGGCATTGAAGGTGGCGCCGTCGACTGTCCGCGTGTGGATGCTTGAAGCTAGAAGCATGGGCTTGCGCGCCGTCAACCGCCCAACGGGCCGCCCTCCGAGGAAGCGTAGCCGGTGCCCATCATTGCCCGCAGGATCGAAGCCCTAGCGATATCCAGGCCCGCATGAAGCGCATACTGGTCATTGGCGTGGCGATAGGTCCACGCGGTCTGGATCGCGGCCATGGGCTGAACAGACACCACGGCAACCGAGATCACCTCGCCCCGTTCAGCAGCAGCCAGGATCGAGCGCAGCAGGTCTATCACGTTCGGGTTGTTGATGCCGTCCGGTTGCACAGGGTTGCCGGCCAGATCAACGACGGTCGCAGGTGTGTCGCTCATCGATCGTTCGCCGGCACAAGCTCAACCGACGCCTGCCAGTCCCGCGCAGCCTTGGCTTGCAGCACCGACGCCAGCCGCGGATTGACGCCCCGCGCGTAGGGCTGCCCGCTCACGCGCCGCGCTCCGATAGGCCGTCGACAGGAGCGCCCGGCTTCGCAGGCAGGCCATTGGCATCCACGCGCCGGAAGGCCGCCAATTCGGCAGCGGTCATATACGACGACCAACCGTTGGGATGATCGACCTGATAACCACTGAACCCATGCTTTTTAAGCGTTGTCCGTCGCACCTTGCGCCGAGTGCCATCAGTCATCACCACGTCGGGCAGGTTGCCGCCATCGGTCCGGAGCGGGATGGTGGACGCCTGCGACGCGGGAGCCTGGCCATCATCCGCCGCCAGCCGCGCATCTCGCCGCGCGATCAACGCATCAACCTCATCCATCAGCCCCGCATGGCCAGCGGTGGCAATTTCATCGGCTTCGGCATCCCATTTGGCCCTAAGCAGACTGGCGCGCTCGGCCGCTATCAGGCTGTCTCGCTCGATCGCAGCCTTAGCCAGCGCGGCTTGTTGGGTGGCGGGCAGGTCTACCACTGGCGCCGCCCGGTCGGCTTCCATCACCGCCCGCACACCTCGCAGTAAGGTGACGCACTCGTTCACCGCACCGCCGATGCTGGCTATTGAACACCGCAGATCATTTATTGCCGTCCGCAACTCAGCCGCAGTTGAACCCAAGGCGACGAGTGCCGCCCGGTCATCCTTCGCCCCCTCATTCACCCGCAGTAACACCCCCCGCAGCGCCATCACCTCACCGCACAGCCCCTCGACCTTTTCCGGCAGGATATCCGCAGCAAGGCGCCAGCCCTCAACCGGCACGCCCCATTGTTCATTCTTCGACATCCTCAGCGGTCCCTTCAATCTGCGGCAGCCCCTCGGCCGCCAATGCATCCAACTCGTCATCCGTCAGGTCGGTCACCGAGCGCACCAGCCTGATACTCGTCCGGTCAATCATCAGCCCGTGTAGCTTGGCCAGATCAACCGTGGCTTGCCTCCGGTCAATCAGCTTGAACCGAAAGGTGCTCGCCCCCTTGGCCGGTCGCGTCTCGACAATCTCAGATATCGCAAGCGCTGCCTCATCTGGCCACTCGTCCACTGGCAACAATTCAAGCCCGTTCGCGGTTCTACGGAACAAATGCTTGGGGTTTGTGAACGCCATAGAAGCCAGGTTTTGGCTGATGCGCTCCTTCGTCACCACGAACCGGATGGCACTCTCACGCACTGCATCGGCAGCCCTTCGTTTGGCATCCTTGATAATTGGCCCGATGATAGGATGTGAAAGCATTTTGTTTGCGGCCCGACCGCAGGTTGAGTCGGCAGCGGTAGAACTGTAAGCGGCGCGATAGGCATTGGCGCCTTGTTCGCCGTTCGTCAGGTATTCGTTAACGAATTTACGCTGCTTGGGAGTGAGACTTTCGAAGTCGGGCTTGTGTCGGATAGGTGGCGCCACGCGAACCCCCATGGAAGCGAGGCACGATAACAAAAGCGTGAACAACAAACAAATCTGAAAATATCGGTGGACTGCTAGGCAATTTCGTCCCATTGTCTGTTCACCGGCAGCAAGCCGGGCCACAGAGGACACCGACCATGACCCACTACCACGATATGTGCCGCGATGCCGCAACGCGCCTTGAGGCGCATATCCGCAAAGCCAACCAGCGCACTTACCTTGTCGCAATCCACACCTTGAGCCACGAACAGCCTGGCCGGTTTGAAATCCACGACGACAACACGCCGCACCCGGATCAACCGAGCACGATCATTCGACCGCTGGTAGGAGCCGGCGCCAGTCAAACGGGAGATTGGCGCACCGTCCCTTTTGCTGACTTTTTCTATCATATCGAGCGAAGCGCCAGGAACGCGCCCATTCTACCGATTTCCGCAACCTGACCAAAGGAACCACACCATGACCAGCCACCACCTGATCCAATACCCGTCTGGCCGTTGGGGTTTCGTCGGCCGCGTGCCGCAGGTCTTGGCACACGAAGGCGACGCCGACTTGTTGGATTGCGCGCGACTGTCAGGCCCTGGCTTGGCGCGCAAGATTGCCGAGCGTGAGGGCCGGCACTTTGCGACGCTGGCATGGGACACCGAGGCAGAGGCACGCGCGGCGGCAGATGCCGCAGGCTACCCCGTAGGCTGATAGGAGGAACGACGATGGCCCAATACGTGATTATGACCGAAGCCGAGCGTGCGACTTTCAACGCTGGCTTGCCGCCTGACGAGTGGGCAACGGGCTATTGGGCGGAAACGCCCACCGAGCGGGAAAACCGCGAGCGGCAGGAAAAGCGTTGGGCCGCGGATTGCGCGCTTGCCGAGCATCGCCGCCGGATTGCCTGACCTTGGCGGTAGCCCGGCAGCGCCGGGTTACAGCCAGAGCCAGACAGAAGGAGAAAGGCCATGGGCATATCAGAGGACATCGTAAGGCGCGGATCAGTGGAGCAGCTTATCGGGCACCGGGACCGCGCAATTGACCTTTACACACGGGCAGCGGCCATGTTGGCAGACGCCAAGGCCGCGCATGTGCTGGCGTGCGGCGGGAACCCGTATGTCGACACCGCTTTCCTGCGGGAGAGCCAATACAGCCTGCCGCAAGGCGACAAGATGCGCACGACCGCAGCAACCGCGATTGACCGGGACGTGTGGCGCCACATCATGAAGGCAACCAACCTTGGCAGCCTTATGGACGCCGAAGCAAAAAAGCAGTTTGAGGACGATCTGACCAAGAACCCGCCGGCTTGCACCGTCGACAATATCCGCGCGACCGTTGAGGGAATGCTGGGTAATGCAGATGGCATATTCCGGCGCGGACTGGTCAACGCCTTCCGCACCTTGAGCCGGGAGCACAAAAGCAACGACGGCTTTAAGATTGGCAAGCGTGCGATCTGGCACAGCGGGGTTACCTACCGAGACGGGCTTGGCTTCTACCTGAACCACTACCGGGAAGATGAAATCCGGGACGTGGAGCGGTGCTTTCATGTGCTCGACAACAAGCCCACCCCAACCCACCAAGAGGGGATTGCGGCCACAATGCGCACGATCATGCGAGACAGCAAAGACACCAACGAGGCGACCACCGACTATATGATGGCACGCTGGCATAAAAACGGCACCGTGCATCTGACCTTTGCGCGGCCTGATCTGGTCACGCGAGTCAACCGCTTGATTGCCGAGCACTACGGTGCCGCATTGGGAGCCGCGCCATGATCCACCGCATAGGCCGTTGCCGCGCCTGCCGGCAGACCAGCCGCAGGACCTACACGGACAGCCAGACCACCAGCAAAGGCGCGGGGTTGTACCGCCGCACGGTGATCATCTTCGGCCGCGTGCGCAATGGCCTGTTCATGCGAGCCAGCCTGGATGCCGAGTGCCCCCGGTGCGGCGAACACCGCTGGACCGCGCACCGGATCGACGGTGTGGTGACGGACCACGAGTGCGACGCCCGATGCACCGAAGCAAAGGGGTTCCGATGCGAGTGCGCGTGCGGTGGCGCGAACCACGGCAGCGCGCACGCGGTCGGACTGGTAGCGGAGGCGGTAGCAGCATGAAGCCCGAACAGATGGAGGCGATCAGCGCGGCCGTGGGTCACGCTATTGCCGATTGGCAAGCACTGGCTCGGGACTTCCACGACGACGGCGAGCACGAAAACGCCCAAGCCTACGAGACAGAAACAACGACCGCCCAAGACGCCCTGGCCGCGCTGCACGCCGCATGGGCAACCATGGACGCACCGACCCCATCCACCCCCGCAGCCTTCCGCGCGTCGCTTGAGGCAGTCGGGCACAACCAGACCACATTCGCCCGGCATGTCGACGTTGCGCCGAGGACGGTGCGGTGTTGGGCAGCGGGCACCCCACCGGCGCCGCGCGCTATCATGCTGTTACTGGACCACATGCGGCGAGCCGGGCAGTATGGCCCCGTTGCCCGAACGCCGCAGCCGTTGCCTACGGCACAGGCGGGCCAGGGGTAACAGCCGGACCCGCAGGCCCAGCGAGCGGGGCGGATGCACGGGCAGGAAAGCCGGGGTTAGCGCCCCGGCTTTTTGCTATTTGGGCATGTCCCAACGGTCAGGATGGCTCGACAGGTCGACATGACGCAATCCGATCTCCTGCGCTTCGGCTGTCGTCAGATAGGTCACCTCGGACAGCGAGTAGCCCCAGCCGAAATACCGATAGCCAGCCACGTCATTGCTGCCCATCTGGTTGCGCGAGCAAAGGACCACCGCCTCCCGGCTTGTGCGTGGCATAGTAGGCGACCGAACAACGCGAATATCGCCCCATTGCCGGAACGGGCACGCCATCCACAAGCGCCACTCGCGGCCGGTCACGGGTTTTCATCCAAGCGCCAAGCGACCGGCGCCGGATACGTCCGCACCGGCACGGGACCATTGGCAGGCGAGCACTCAGCCCACGCGCCAGCTTCGCGCGCCTCATCCTGGGACAGCATCCAGAACGATATCCGGCCGCGATCCTTGTAGACGAAGCAGAACACCAGATCATCGCGCACGTCGGGCCAGTAGACCGGGCCGCGGTGGATGCGCTCAATGACCGGCACAGGATCGGGCACATTGGGCGGGAGCGCCACGGTATAGCCGAGAGCAAAGCCCCAATATGCCGCGAACAAGCCACCCACCGCCCGCCTCATGCCCGCCGCCCGTAGACGACCCCGACCAGCACGCCACCGATGGCGCCGATCAGCAGCGACAGCAGGCACAACCACGCGCCCAGGCCCCAGCAGAAAGCGGCCCACGCGATCAGCAGCGCCAAGCCGCACGCGGTCACGAGCATATCCCCGCCCCGATCATCGTCCATTGTCATTCCTCCCCCATTGCCTCGGCCAGGATAACGGCACAGGCGCCGAGCGCCCCGCTGACGACTGCCAACAACGCGCCATTGAAGCCAAACAAGGCAAAGGCCAGATACACCCACGCCACGAGCAGCGCCGCGCCTGCGATGCAGATCAACGCTTCTGATGTCTTTCGCTTGCCGAACATCCCAACCCCCAAAGCAAAGCGGCCAGCCAGTTGCCCAGCCGGCCGCGGTTATCAGATGAAGCCACGCGGGCCGATATCGACCACAGGCGGCGGCGCATGACGCAGTTCTAGCGTGTCGAAGCACCACATTAGGTCGTTTCCAGGCACGTCTAGGCGAACACGGTAGCCGTCAGTGGCGAGGACTGTCCAAGGCCCCGGCGTGTGCGGCATCACACCACCCCCGGCAGGTAGGACGCCGGCACCGCGATAACCCCCGGCCAGCCCTTGAGCGCCAGATATTGCGCCTCGGTGATTTCCCGCGCGCCGTCGTAGAACCGATCCGCCGGCCGATCCCCGGACTTGTCGATCACGCGCCGCAGGTTGTCGCTCTCGTTGCTCATGTTCAATTCCCTCATAGCGCCCCATGCGCCGGGAACAACCATGGCACGCCCGATTGTGTCCATCAATGGAAATATTCCGCCATCAGGCGGTGAGGGGTCACGACTTTGTGATTGCCTTGACCCGCAGCACGCGCGGCAGATCAGCCGCAATGACGCGCCGCACGTAGGCGACGGGCCGGCCGGTCCAATCCGCGACCTGGCCGGCATCGACGCCCCCGAGATGCAGCACCATAATCCGCCGCCGTTCGGCCTCCCGCTCGGCCGTGGACCATGCGAGACGGTTCACGCCTTGCGCCCGTTCCCGCGCTTGACGTTGCACTGAACGCAGGACACCGCGAGGTTGTCTATCAGGTTGGTGCCACCGCGCGACCGAGGGACGACATGCTCGAATGTGGGGCCATCGGGCCATACGCCGGGTGCGCCCTCCATACGCACCCCGCAGTAACAGCACCGCCAGTTTTGCGCCTCGGCCAGCTGGTCGCGTAGCTGGGGCCGCAGGTGGCTTTGTCGCGCCTCGGGCCGATCCATCGCCCGATGCAACCGCCAAGCCGCGTCTATCTCGGCCTGACGGATTGGATCATCGGACGACACCAGCATCAGCCCCGCACGGCATCGGACTTGCGGCACGCCGGGCAAAACCGGATGCCGGCATGTTCGGACCTGAATTTGAACCCCGAGGTGGGGCCGTGCATCGGGCCGAGGCAAACCCGCATGGCCGGTTGGCGGTTGGGCGTGGTCTGATAGCGCGCCTGCATTTCAGCCGACGCGCGCCGCGCTGCCCGATAGTCGCCTACCCCGGTGCTCATGCTGCCATCCCCGCGATCTGCACCCGCGCCTGCCCGCGCTTCATCCGATCGTCATTCCAAACACTCAGAACAGTGCGATCCGTAAGCGGAAAACTATCAAGCTCCGCTTCGGCCTTGGCTTCGGACCACGACATAACAACAGGCGGAAGCGCTTTGACCTTCGCCTTGCCGCCCTTAACCCGTTGCGGTGGCTTTAGTTCTATCAGCGACGGGCGATAATCGGGATCGGCCCATTCGGGCAGTTCCACAATCAACGCATCGCCATCGGTCGTAAAAAGCACTTCCGTTGGCTCCTGATAAGAAAACGGCATTGACGGCCATTTTCCCATCACAAGCCGCACCATCCCAGTTGGGACCTTGCCGGGCGTAGGCATCAGCAGCGGCGCATGTTCCGACCCAGGCTCAATCCGCACGCGGCCCTCATCCGCCTCGTGCCCCAGCAGCAAATCGACCTTGCCCGTGAGCAACCATTCCGGCGCCCCGCGCATTGTGAACCGCACCACGCGCGCTTTATTGCGCCCCGAGACGCCCATGCTCATCGTGAGCCTCGGCGGCGGTCGACTGGACTCGGCCCGCAGGATTTTTTCCCATGCCATCGTTGTTTCCTTCCTTGGTGAACAGAAATCAGCGCCCGTAACGCTCCATACGGGCAATCGTGCGCGCATTGTCGGACGACGGGGTGAACACGATCTTAGCGCACGCATCGCACCACGACTTCCGCGTTGACGGTTTGCCGCAATAGGTGCGCATCAAGCCCGACTGCCCGGTGACCATTTGGCAGGTCCGCGCGTAGCCGGCGCCGATGCCGATGCGCGAGAGGATGTTGGCCGGGTATGCCGTGACCGGCGGCGGCGCTTGGCCCCGCAACGCGTCATGCTCGACCGGCACGGGCTTCGGTGCCACCACAGCAGGCACAGGCGCCGGATCAGCGGCCTTGGGCGGCCATCCACGCCTGCCGGTAGGCTCACGGATCAGCAGCCCCATTCGAACCAGTTTGCCCATCAGCGGAAACTTGGCGCGACCCGTGGCCAGGGTTAGCTCGCCCCAACCCCTCATGCCGCCGGTGTAAAGCGCGTACAACCGCTCCACATCTTCGATCGGCCATTCCTTCGAAACGTATTTGGTCAGGTCAACCATCGACCAATCCCCCGATTTCCCCCACCCCGGCGCCACCCGCCAGGATTGCATCTGCCATGCTACGCCCGGTCCGCGTCAGGTGCAGGACGCAGGTGCGCCGGTCATGCGGCAACTCGTAGCGTGTCATCAGCCCAGCATCGACAAACATGGACGCGATGCGCGTGACGGTTGGCCGCGGTATCCCAAGCCCATCCGCCACGGTGCCGACCAGCCGCGCTTGCTCGTTGTTGCCTGCGCTCGCGACTTCCAGCAGCACCGCCAATGGCCGCACTTCCAGGGTCAGCCCCTCGCGCAACAGCGTGCGCAACGTCTTGTGAAATTCAGCCATGCCGACCCCTTAACCCCAACACTCGGCGCCACCACGGCGGCCGGGACAGTTCAACCAATCGTGAGGACAGCAGCGCATTAAGCGCTTTCAGCCGGTCCCGTTCTTCAAGCAATTCCTGCACACAACCGGCGCACCCATACAGAATGTGTCGCGCTCGTCCGTCAGGCATCGAGCCAATGCTTTCCGCCACGCAATCAATGGCCTGATACAATGGCAGCTTTAGCGTGGGGTCTCTCATTGCCCGACCCTCGCCAGCGCCCGCCGTACCAGCAACCGCATGTCCTGCATGGCGCTTGCGTCAATGGTCACCGCATCCCGCATCACGCCGGGCTTCGGCGCCTCAGCCAGCCACACCGCGACTTCCCGCAGCGTGCCAGCCAGATCAGGATTGAACGGATCGAAACCCTCGGGATGTGCCGCGCGCGGCGCGTAAACGAATGGATTGCCCATGGCGATGCCTCCGATAAGAAACATCCTGCGCCGGAAATATTCCACCCGTCAACGAATATCAGCCGGCGCGGCTGGCCATTTCATGCGCTTCGATCCACTCGGGCCGCAACAACCCAAGGTGCGCCGGTGCGTGTTTTGCCACGGCCGCCGTCAACGCCAAGGCAAGCCGCCATTCAAGGTCACGGTTTACCGGCAGCGGGCCGCCCGGCGGCGGCGGCGGGAATGCCCCGCCAGCCTGATCCGCATAATCAAGCCGCTGGCCAATGTCCCAGGCTTTGCGGGCGATGCCGTCGCGATCGCTCCATTCCTCGGCCAGTTCCCACGGCGTCATTCGGTGAGTTTCCTGCGGCGCAGGTAACGCCGGCAGCGCGGTCCGCGGTCGGTTGCGCTGCTGCCAGGTCACGAGGATCGGCTCAATGATCCCGAACGACGGCGCCCCGGATTTGCACTTCCGGGCCACCTCCCGCAGCGTGTCGGCGTTGAAGGCGACGTCATCGACATGGGCCAGAGCCGGCAGCATCCCCACCAGCCCCGCCGCAGTCGCCTCGGCCCGATCCGGCTTGACCAGCTTGGCCAGGGACGCCAGCCACACGCGCCGCATGGTTTCAGACGGCATATCACCGAATAGGGCGTCGCTCATGTCATGCCACCTCGTCAAACAGGTCGACCGCGCCCGCCTCTGCCGCCTGCAAATGCTTCACCGCCTGCTTCCAGTAGGCTTCCTTGAGTTCGACGCCCATAAACTTGCGGCGCTGCTTCAATGCTATGACGCCCTCGGACCCGATACCGAGGAAGGGCGACAACACCACGTCGCCAGGGTTGGACCACAGCAGCGTGGCACGCTCGATCAGATCCAGTTGCAGCGGGCATAGGTGCTTTTCGTCGGCCGCTTCCTTGGCAACCCGCACGTTGAGCGTGTCCGTCTGGCGGATATCCATCCATACCGGAGATGCCCATTGCTGCCACTGGCTGACCGGGAATTGCGCGGCTTGCTGCCCGACCGGCTCGACGTTTTCACCGGGCGCGCGGAACACCAAAAGATAGTCAGGCATCCCGGTGCGGCTGCGGGTGCTGTCCTTCTGCAGCTGCTTGTAAAGCAGGCCCAGCGCCTTCGTCCGGGTCATCTCAACAACCGGGTCCTTCCAGATCGTGACGCGCGAATGAAGGATGAACCCCTCGTCCTCATGCGCGCGGATGATCATGCCCGACAAGTCTTTGATGCCGATCACGCCATCCTTCCACTTAGTGAACGGCAGATCAGAGCAATGGACGGCAGACAGGCGGCCCGGCTTAGTCACACGCGCGACCTCGGCCAAAAGCATCTGATAGTGGGCGATGAACTCGTCATCCGTCGCGCTGTTGCCAATGTCGCACTCGCTGTCCGAATAGGTGAACAGGTTGGAGAACGGCGGCGAGTAGATCGAAAACCCGACGCTGTTGTCAGGCAGTTGCCGCACCACGTCGACGCAATCGCCGTGATAGGCTGACCACGTATCCCCGTGCGCTTCGTTCAGACATTTCACAACCATGCTGGCAGTCTCCCTTCGTGCGTCGGATTGTATTTCACCTTCACGGCGTTGGTGGCGCTCATGTTGCGCTTCATCGCCGCAGCCATCGCGCGCTTCATGTCGGCATGGCCGGCGGCCTTGCGGTCGATCACGCGCCCGATCTGTTCTTCGCCCTCAGCCACTGCGATGTGGACATGCACCGGGTTGTTCTGCCCAAACCGCCAGGACCGGCGCACGGCCTGATACCATGACTCGTAAGAGAATGACCGGCCAACAAACGCCTGCCGGTCCGCGTGCTGCCAGTTCAGCCCGTAGCCCGTGATCGAGCACTTGCTGATGATCTGCCGCGCGCGCCCTTCCGCGAAATCCGCAAGCGCCGCCTCTTTCCGTTCGATGGCATGGGAACCGCGGACTTCCACCGCGTCACGCAGCCGAGACGCAAGTGCCTCG